ATGACGCTGAGCTTTGCCCCGGATCGGATCGAGACGTGGCCGCTGGCGAAGCTTCAATCCTACGCGCGTAATGCGAAGGCACATGGCGCGGACCAGGTGGCGAAGATCGCCGCCAGCATGGCCGAGTTCGGTTGGACCGTGCCTTGCCTCGTGGCCGAGGATGGCGAACTGATCGCGGGGCATGGTAGGGTCTTGGCCGCCACGCAACTCGGACTGACCGAAGCGCCGGTGATCGTGCTGGGCCATCTGACCGAGGCGCAGCGGCGGGCGTATCGCATCGCGGACAACAAGCTGACCGAACTCGGCACTTGGGACGAGGCGCTGCTCTCGGCGGAACTGAACGATCTTCTGGCTGAGGATTTCGACCTGTCGCTTGTCGGTTTCTCAGATGGCGAGTTGGACAAGCTCTTGGCCTTCGTGCCGGAGGGCGACGGTGAAGAAGGTGGCGCCGGGGGCTCAGTGCCGCCGGTGACCTTCCCCGAACCCCCGCGCAATCCAGCCTCGCGAACCGGCGATCTCTGGATCCTCGGCGACCACCGGCTCCTTTGCGGTGACAGCACCAGCGCGGCCGATGTGCGCCGCCTGATGAACGGCGAGCGGGCGATCCTGTTCGCGACCGATCCGCCGTATCTCGTGGACTACGACGGCTCGAACCATCCGACGCGGAACAAGGACTGGTCGGCGTCCTACGGCACGACCTGGGACGACAGTTCGCAGGGCGCGGAGCTCTACGACGGCTTCATCGCCGCTGCCGTTGCCGAGGCGATCACCGAGGATGCCGCCTGGTACTGCTGGCACGCCTCGCGCCGCCAGGCGATGCTCGAGGCCTGCTGGGAAAAGGCCGGTGCCTTTGTCCACCAGCAGATCATCTGGGTGAAAGACCGCGGGGTTCTGACGCGCTCGCACTACCTCTGGAAACACGAGCCCTGTTTCATGGGTTGGCGTCGCCCCAACCGGCCGCCGAAGGTAGCTGAAGAAACCCTGCCATCGACATGGGCGCTGCCCAGCTTCGCGAAGGACGAACGGCCCGACCACCCGACGCCGAAGCCACTCGATGCGTTCGGGATCCCGATGCGCCAGCATGTGGCACGCGGCGGGCTTTGCTACGAGCCGTTCTGCGGTTCGGGATCGCAGATCATGGCTGGCGAAGCGAATGGCCGCCGCGTCTTCGCGATGGAAATCAGCCCGGCCTACATCGACGTGGCCGTCGAACGTTGGCAGGCCGACACTGGCCGTGACGCGATCCTCGAAGGCGACGGCCGGACTTTCACGGCCGTGAAAGCTGAACGGCTTGCCGAAACCTTGGCCGAACCTGAAACCCTCCCCGAAACCGTCGCGTGACATGCATGACCTGGCTTTACCTTCCTCCGGAGACGCTTCCGGGGCCGGAGACGCATGCCTCTTCGGCCTCTCTCTCTGCTCCGGCGCTGGCGGGCTCGACCTCGGGCTTGCCATCGCCATCCCCGGATATCGTGCTGTGGGCCATGTCGAACGGGAAACCTTCGCCGCAGCCACTCTCGTGGCGCGGATGGAAGACGCGTCCCTGGATCAAACTGTTGTCTGGGACGATGTTGGAACCTTCGATGGCCGCCCATGGCGCGGCGCGGTGGACATCGTCACTGCGGGCTATCCGTGCCAGCCGTTCTCGGTTGCAGGCAAGCGCCGGGGTGCGGACGACCCACGCCATCTCTGGCCGCATGTCGCCCGCATCATCGGTGAGATCGAGCCGCCCTTCGTGTTCCTCGAGAATGTCGCCCATCATCTCCGCCTCGGCTTCCCCGAAGTCGCCAGCGGACTGGTCGGCATGGGCTACCGCCTTGCGGCAGGCCTCTTTACGGCGGCGGAAGTCGGCGCGCCCCACAAGCGAGAGCGGCTGTTCATCCTTGCCATCCGCGAGGATGACGAGTTGGCCGACCCCGCGCGCCTGCTCTGGCACCCGGTCGAGTGGCGGGAACCGGACCGAACTGCTCCGGCTGTGGCCGACGCCCCGGGCAAGTGGCAACGAGAACCGACAGACGAAACCGACGCCCTCGCAGGAAGCCGGTCAGCACGGGATGAACCTTGCGACGACGGCCGCGCTCTGGCCGACGCCCCAGATCGACAGCTTCCGCAGTCGGGGTGGCGAGCGGAAGGACGAGAAGGGTCTGGACCGCATGGCGCGGGACTGGCCGACGCCGATGGCGAACGACGGCTGCAAGCCGAGCGCGGGCAACCGCAAGACAGCGGATCTGACCCACGCCAGCCGCATGTGGATGACGCCGACAGCGCGGGATCACAAGGACGGGGCGACGAGCTTGGCGAACACGCCGGTGAACGGCTTGCTTGGCCGCCAGGTCCTGGTGACGCCGATGGCTGGGAGCGATACCTCCGATGTGCGCCGGACCTTGAACCCGCTGTTCGTCGAGGCGCTGATGGGCTGGCCCACCGGGTGGACCGGCTTCGCCTCTGTGGCAACGGCGTGGTCCCACTGGTTGCAGCGCATGCGCTGCGAACTCTGGCAGCTGAACTGCTGGCCGATGGATGAGGTGGCGCAATGAAGCAGTCCCGCGTCATGTCGCTGGTCGAGTCCGTGGCCAACGTGATCGTCGGCTACGGCGTCGCGGTCGTTACGCAGATCCTGATCTTCCCGATCTTCGGGCTGCACACGACGCTGGCGCAGAATCTGAAGATGGGGCTGGTGTTTACCGTGGTGAGCATCACGCGGTCCTACGTTCTGCGCCGTTTGTTCGAGCGACTGCGGCCAAGAACGTAGCTTCAAACGGTTTCGATGTTATGGCTGGCCGCGCATAACGTGTATGGTGTGCCAAGTTCAGTAGGGACAGCAGCATGCCACAACTAGAAGTCAAAGGGCTTGATCGAAGCGAATGGGGTAGTTCCATTGTTCGTATGCATCACTCTCATCGAAGCGGAATTGGGCGATATGGCGTTGCTCGCATAACCAACACGTCCGATCGATCAAAGTCCTACGATGCGGTACTTCTTGGCCATGATGACGTCAGCGCAATCTACATGGCCTTTGACCCGCGGCAGGCACTTGGGGTGGAAAAGAACGAAACACTGAGTTTTGAACTCAAAGCGCTTGGCTGGTTTGGCAAGTTGCTCTGGTACCTCCGGACACCGGATCCTCGGATCTATATCCCGGCATGGCTCGCGATTTGGTCGGTGGGCCTTGGCGCAATCGGGATCGTGCTTGGGGTCATTTCGCTTCTTGGATAAGCGAGGAGGCCGCCGTCCTGCGTAGCGGCGGCCTGAATCTTTGGCTGGTCGTTCAGACGGAAGGAAGCCTGTAGACCCGCCCGCGTCCCTCGGCCTTCTCGGAGGTCACTTCGAGCCCCAGCCTCTTCTTCAGCGCCCCGGCCATGGCACCCCTGATCGTGTGAGCCGCCCAGTCGAGGGCAACCATGATCTCCTCGATGGTAGCACCCTCCGGTGCGCGCAGCATGGCGATCAGCTTGGCCTGCTTGGTGCCATCACGCGGCGTGCGCGCCTTGGGCGCGGCGTCTGGTTCGCTGGGGGTCTCGGGCGTGGGCCCTTCGGCGGGCGCGTCCGTCGCCCCCACGGGCGCGGTGTTCGCGTCCTCGGGCTCGATGCCGATGGCGGCGAGGCCTGCGTCGGTGGCGACCAGCGTGGTGCCGTGTCCGTCGCCGGTTTCGCGCCACACGAGTTCGCCCTTGCGCAGGTCGGCGTCGACCTCCTGCAAGAGGCCCTTGGCGATCATCGCTCCGACCACCTTGGCGGCGGCACCACCGCGCAGGCTGTCGGGCAGCGGCAGGGCGATGCGCTCGGGCCGCTGGGCGGAGGCGCTCAGGATCAGGGCTTGGGTGTCGGAAAGCTGGGTCATCGTCGTCTCCGTGTCGGGGCGCGCGGGATGCAGGCCCTTCTACGAGGCCAAGCCCCGCAGGGCGGGGCTCGAGCGATGACTGGTCGGGTTACTTGGCGTATTCGCCCTCGCCAAAAAGGAAATCGGTGATCTTCTGGAGGTCGCTGGCGACACTGCTGATCGAGCCGACACTGCCCCAATTGACCGCTTCTGGATCGAAGTTGAAATGGTCGTCGCTGAGCGCCTGAAGTCGGGCGAGCATCGCGTCGATCTCGGCCTTCTTGCCGATGAAGGCATCGAGGGCTTTCGTGTTGTCCTGTGCGCGGCGGGTCATTTCGGTGGCTCCGTGGTGAGTTGCATCGTCCTTCTGAAAGGACGTTCGCTCTGTCCGCGATGCTTATCAACGAGATAAGCGCATGATCTTGAATGATAATCGGAGCCGTCAATGCAGGGCATGAGCGAGCGCCAGTACGCCGCGCATGTTGGGTTGTCGCGGGGCGCGATCCAGAAGGCGAAGACGGCCGAACGGCTGGTGCTGTTCGCGGATGGCAGCATCGATGCAAGGGCCAGCGATGTGCGCCGGGCGGAAACGACCGACCCTTCGAAGACCCGGAGACCGCCCGAACCGAAGCTGAAGCCGGTCCCCGAGGCTGCGGTGGCTGCTGTCGGCGACACCTTGCGCGAACAGGGTCTAGCGGTGCCAGCCGTCGGCGGAGGCACGACCTATCTGCAAGCGAAGACCGCCAACGAGGTGCTGAAGGCACAGGAACGTCGGATCCGGCTGCAAAAACTGAAGGGGGAATTGATCGAGCGCGCCCGGGCGCTGTCGCTGGTGTTCCGACTGGCCCGCGAGGTGCGGGACGCATGGGTGAACTGGCCTGCGCGGTCGTCGGCATTGATGGCGGCGGAACTGGGCGTGGAACCGGCCGCGATGCAAAAGGCCTTGGAAAAACATGTACGCGCCCACCTCGACGAGCTTGCCGAGGTCCGGCCTGATTTCCGGTGACGATGATGGCCTGACTGACTTCGACGGCGCATTGGAAATCCTGCGCACGTGGGGCGCGGGGCTGACGCCCGATCCCGATCTGACGGTGTCGCAATGGGCGGACAAGCATCGAATGCTGTCGGGTCGGGCCTCGGCTGAACCGGGAAGGTACCGCACCGCGCGCACGCCCTACATGCGCGAGATCATGGACCGGCTGTCACCCGGCGACGAGATGCAGCGCATCGTGTTCATGAAGGCCGCACAGGTCGGCGCGACCGAAGCGGGCAACAACTGGATCGGCTTTGCCATCCACCAGGCGCCGGGCCCGATGCTGGCGGTCCAGCCGACCGTTGAACTGGCCAAGCGCAACTCGCGCCAGCGGATCGACCCACTGATCGACGAAAGCCCGGACCTGCGGGAACGGGTCAAACCGGCCCGGTCGCGCGACGCTGGCAACACCATGCTGTCGAAGGAATTCGCGGGCGGTATCCTGATCATGACCGGAGCAAATTCGGCGGTCGGGCTGCGGTCGACCCCGGCGCGCTACATCTTTCTCGACGAGGTCGATGCCTATCCGGCCTCGGCCGACGAGGAAGGTGATCCGGTCACGCTGGCAGAGGCGCGGTCGCTGACCTTTGCCCATCGGCGCAAGGTGTTCCTGGTCTCGACTCCCACCATCCGGGGTCTGAGCCGGATCGAACGGGAATATGAGGCGTCGGACCAGCGGCGGTTCTTCGTGCCGTGCCCGCATTGCGGGGCGATGCAGTGGCTGAAATTCGACCGTCTGCGCTGGCAGAAGGGTAAGCCGGAAACGGCGGAATATCACTGCGAGGGCTGCGACCAGCCCATCGGCGAACATCACAAAACGGCGATGCTGGAAGCGGGCGAATGGCGTGCGACAGCCGTTGCCGCCGATCCGACCACGGTCGGGTATCACCTGTCAGCGCTTTATTCGCCGATCGGCTGGCTGAGTTGGGAGCGGATCGTGCGGTCATGGGAAGCGGCCCAAGGGTCGGACGAGGCGATCAAGGCGTTTCGCAATACGATCCTTGGCGAAACTTGGGTCGAAACCGGGGAAGCCCCTGACCGGCAGCGGCTCTACGACCGCCGCGAGCGCTGGAAATCGGGCACCGTCCCTGCGGGCGGGCTGTTCCTGACCGCCGGAGCTGATGTGCAGAAGGACCGGATCGAGGTCGACGTCTGGGCCTGGGGTCGGGGTCTGGAAAGCTGGCTGGTCGATCACGTCGTGATCGAGGGCGGGCCGGATCGGCATGACGCGTGGTCGGAACTGACGGCGCTGCTGGACCGGTCCTGGCCACATGAACGCGGCGCGCATCTGCGCATCGCGCGGCTGGCCATCGACACCGGCTACGAGGCTCCGGCGGTGTATTCCTGGTCGCGGGCACAAGGCTTCGCACAGGTGTCGCCGGTGAAGGGCGTCGAGGGGTTCAACCGCTCGAGCCCGGTGTCGGGGCCGACATTCGTTGACGCGACCGAGGGCGGCAAACGCCTGCGGCGCGGGGCCCGGCTCTGGACCGTGGCGGTGTCGACCTTCAAAGCCGAAACCTACCGCTTCCTGCGGCTGGAACGGCCGACCGAGGAAGACATGGCCGAGGGGGCGGCCTTTCCGCCGGGATCGGTGCACCTGCCGCATTGGGTCGAGAACGAATGGCTGAAGCAGTTCGTGGCGGAACAACTGGTAACGGTGCGCACGAAACGCGGCTTCGCACGGCTGGAATGGCAGAAGCTGCGCGAACGCAACGAAGCGCTGGATTGCCGGGTCTATGCCCGCGCCGCCGCCTGGATCGCGGGCGCGGATCGATGGACCGACGAGAAATGGCGCGATCTCGAGGATCAGCTCGGGGCGGCGCCAACGGAAATGGATAGCGCGGGGCGGGTCAACCGGCCGCAAGCCGCACCCCAGGGAAAACGGCAGTCGGATTGGCTTGGCCGACGCGGAGGATGGTTCTGACATGGCAGACTGGACGGAAACGGAGTTGGCGGCCCTGCGCCGGGCCTATGCCAGTGGCACGACCCGGGTCAGCTATGATGGAAAATCTGTCGACTATGGCTCGGCCGAGGATCTGCTGGGCCGCATCCGGACCATCGAACGCGCCATCGCCGGGACGACGCGACCGTTGCCGGTCGCAGGGTTGGCAGGCTTCAGCCGTGGAGATCGCTGATGCCCGCGAATTGGATGGACCATGCCATCGCCTCCGTCGCACCGCGCATGGCGGCCCGGCGCGTGCTGGCGCGGCAGGCCTTCGAGACCCTGACGCGCGGCTATGACGGCGCTTCCAAAGGACGGCGCACAGACGGGTGGCGCGCGCCGGGATCCTCGGCCGACACCGAAATCGGCGTGGCGGGGGCGCTGCTGCGTGACCGGATGCGCGATCTTGTGCGCAACAACCCGCATGCGGCCAAAGCCGTGGCGGTGCTGGTGAACAACATCATCGGTTCGGGCATCATGCCCCGTGCCGCGAGTGGCGACGACAAGCTGGACCGGAAGGTCGATGCTCTGTTCACCCGCTGGACGGCGGATTGCGACGCCGACGGCCAGCTGGATTTCTACGGGCTGCAGACGCTGATCTGTCGGGAGATGGTCGAGGCGGGCGAGGTGCTGGTGCGGCGCAGGTTGCGCCGGTCGTCGGACGGTTTGCCGGTGCCTTTGCAATTGCAGGTGCTGGAGGCCGATTTCCTCGACGCGACCAAGTCCAGCAAAGTCGGCGCAGGCCGCATCGTGCAGGGCATCGAGTTCGACCCGGTCGGCAAACGCCGCGCCTACTGGCTGCACCCGGAACACCCCGGCGATGCACATGGGGCGCTGCGGGGCGGGCTCGACAGCCGCCCGGTTCCCGCGACCGAGATCGCCCATGTCTATGAAAAGCAGCGCACGCAGGCGCGCGGTGTTCCCTGGGGCGCGCCGGTGATCCGGTCCTTGCGCGATCTCGACGACTATGAAGTGGCCGAACTGGTTCGCAAGAAGACCGAGGCCTGCGTCACCGCCATCGTCTTTGGCGACGACGAATCCCAGCAAGGCATCGCACCCACCGTTGTCGATGCCGACGGCAACCGGGTCGAGCAGTTCGAGCCGGGGCTGATTGCCTATGCACGGGGCGGTAAGGACATCCGCTTCAACCAGCCGTCCGCCACCGGCGGCTATGGTGAGTACAAGCGGGCCAGTCTGCACACGATCTCGGCAGGGTTCCGGGTGCCCTACGAGTTGCTGACCGGCGATCTCAGCCAGGTCAACTATTCCTCGATCCGGGCCGGGCTCGTCGAGTTCCGCCGCCAGATCGACGCGGTGCAATGGCAGCTGTTCATCCCGATGTTCTGTGCGCCAGTCTGGCGCTGGTTCACCGAAGCGGCATGGGCAGCAGGCCAGATCCCGACGCCGGACGTGCCGGTCGAATGGTCGCCGCCGAAGTTCGAAGCGGTCGATCCGCAGAAGGACGCGATGGCCAACCTGCTGTCGATCCGGTCAGGTACCATGACTTTGGCCGAGGTGATCGCCCGGCAGGGTCGCAACCCAGACGCGGTGCTGGCGGAAATCGCCGCGACCAATGCCAAGCTGGATGCCCTCGGCCTCGTCCTCGACAGCGACCCGCGTCGCGTCACGAAAACCGGCAGCGCCCAGACAAGCGATCCCGCCAGCGATCCGGCCGCCGACCCCGAAGACGACTCGGTGCAACCCGGCGCCGCCCAACAGGACTGACCCCATGGACACGATGATCGAACTGCCGGCCATGCGCCGGACGGCGGAGCTTGCGCCGAACACGGCCGATGCAACCGCCCGCACCGTCGAGGTGGTCTGGTCGGCCGGGGCCCGCGTCCGCCGCGCCAGCTTCTTCGGCGAACCTTATGACGAGGAACTCAGCCTCGATCCCGCTCATGTCCGGCTGGAACGGCTGAACGCGGGCGCGCCCTTCCTGAAGGTGCACGAGTTGGGCGCGCTGGACGCCGTCATCGGCTCTGTCGTTCCCGGCTCGGCCCGCCTTGAAAACGGTCGGGGCATCGCGCTGGTCCGGATCAGCGAACGCGACGATGTCGAGCCGATCTGGCGCGACATTCAGGCCGGGCACATCCGGGCGGTCTCCATCGGCTACCAGGTCCACCGGTTTGAGGTCTCCAAGCCCGATGGCGGCCGCGAGTTGTGGCGCGCCGTCGACTGGACACCCTTCGAGGTCTCCGCCGTGCCGGTCGGGGCCGACCCCGCCGCCGGTTTCCGCGCCCAGCAATCCCTTCATGACTGCGTCCTTCATCGCCGGGACGCTTCGACCCCACGACAAGGAGCATCCCCGATGACCGACCCGACCCAGACCCCGGCCGCAGCGGCCGCCGAACCCCATGCGACCGAGGAGACCCAGATGACCGATCCCACCAATATCGGTGCCGAACCGCAGGCGCGCGCCGTCGAGACGCGGACGCTGCCGCAGGCCGCCCCGGCGACCCCGCCCGACACCGAAGCCATCGCCACCCGGGCACGCGAGGGCGAGCGTGACCGCGTCTCCACCATCTATGATCTGGCGGGCCGCCTGAACCTCGAGCGCGGCTTTGCGGAGGATCTGGTCAAGCGCGGTGTTACCGTCGATGAATCCCGCCGCCTGATCCTCGACCAGGTCGCCGCGAAATCCGACGAGACCCGCACCTTCCCGCATGTCTCGATCCCGCTCGGCGGTCGGGACGAACGCGTGACCCGCCGCGATGCTGTGGCAAATGCCCTTTTGCACCGCTACAGCCCCACGCTGTTCCAGCTGGACGACGCTGCCCGCCAGTACCGCGGCATGTCGCTCCTGGAACTCGCCCGCGAAAGCCTGACCAATGCCGGGGTCAACACGCGCGGCCTGTCGCGCGACGAGGTGGCGACGCGCTCGCTGCATTCCACTTCCGACTTCCCGGAAATCCTGTCGGCCGTCACCAACAAGACCCTGCGGCAGGCCTACGAGACCTATCCCCGCACCTTCATGCTGTTCTGCCGCCAGGTGCTCGCCACCGACTTCAAGGCGATGAACCGGGTACAGCTGGGCGAAGCCCCGCAGCTGCTGGAGGTCGGTGAAAGCGGCGAGTTCAAGCGCGGCACGCTCGGCGAGAGCAAGGAAAGCTACAAGGTCAAGACCTATGGCCGGGTAGTCGCGATCACGCGCCAGACGCTGATCAACGACGATCTGGATGCCTTCACCCGGATCCCGGCGATGTACGGCAACTCCATCGCTCAGCTGGAATCGGACGTGGTCTGGGGCATCATCACCGCCAACCCGGCGATGGCGGACGGCAACGCGCTGTTCCACACCACCCACAAGAACCTGGCCGGGACCGGCACGGCGTTGGCGGTCGATGCAGTGGGAGCTGCCCGTGCTGCGATGGCGCTGCAGACCGGCTTCGACAAGAAGACCGTGCTGAACATCCGCCCCGCCTTCCTGATCGTGCCCGCAGCACTGGAACTGAAGGCCGAACAACTGGTGGCGCAGAACCTTGTGCCCGCCGACAGCACCAAGGTCGTGCCGCAGTCGATCCGGACGCTCTCGCCGATCAGCGAGCCCCGGCTCGATGCTGCCAGCGCCACCGCCTGGTATCTGGCGGCTTCCCCCAACCAGATCGACACCATCGAATATGCCTATCTGGAGGGTCAGCAGGGTGCCTATATCGAGACCCGCAACGGCTTCGATGTCGACGGGGTCGAGATCAAGTGCCGCCTCGACTTCGGTGCCAAGGCCATCGACTGGCGCGGCCTCTACAAGAACCCGGGCGCGTAACGCCCCTATCCTGAACCCTGACACGCGGGCGGTCCAGACAGGCCGCCCTTCGTCTTTCCACAAGGATCCCCACCATGAAAAACTACGTCCAGCCCGGCAATATCATCACCCTGACCGCGCCCTATGCCGTAGCATCAGGCGATGGCCTCCTCGTCGGTGCCATCTTCGGCGTCGCTTCTGGCACCGCCGCCGTTGGCGAAGCGGTCGAGACCGCGGTCGAGGGCGTCTACGATCTGAAGAAGGTCGCCTCGCAGGCTTGGGCCGCAGGTGACAAGATCTACTGGGACAACACGGCCAAGCAGACCACCAAGACCCTCACATCGAACACGCTGATCGGCGTGGCGACCGAAGCCGTCGCTGGCGGGGCCACCGACCTGATCGGCCGGGTGCGGCTGAACGGCGCGTTCTGATGTCGGCTTTCGCCGCTGCCGTCGGCGCGCTCTTTGCTGATCCGAACATGGGGCGGGACGCGGTCTACATCGCCGAAGGCGGCGCACCGGTTCTGGTGCGCATCGTCGCCCGACGTGCCGATGCCGTCACCGACTTCGGCGATGCACGTCTCTGGTCCGAAACCACGCGGATCGACCTGCGTGTGGCCGAGGTGCCAAACCCGCGCCCGGGTGACATGGTGGAAATCGACGGCGACGCCTTCCTCATTCAGGGCGAGCCGATGCGAGACCGCGAGCGGCTGGTCTGGACTCTGGATCTGAGGCCAGCGTGAAACTGAAGCTCGCCATCGATCCCGACATCGTCGCCCTGATGGCGGCCGAGGTCGCAGCGGGGGAACGCGCTGTCACCGCCGCCATGCGCGAGGCGGGCACCGGCCTGAAATCCGCCTGGCGAACCCAGATCACTGGCGCGGGGCTGGGCACACGCCTCGCCAACTCGATCCGCTCCGCCAGCTTTCCGAAGTCCGGCGAAAGCCTGAACGCGGCGGCGCTGGTCTGGTCGAATGCCCCAGTGATCATCGGCGCGCATGATACCGGCCCGCTGATCCGCTCGAAAAACGGGTTCTGGCTCGCCATCCCCACCCCAGCGGCTGGCAAGTCCACGCGCGGCGGCCGGATCACCCCCGGCGAATGGGAACGCCGCACCGGCTTGCGTCTGCGGTTCATTTATCGCCGCAGAGGGCCGAGCCTGCTGGTCGCTGAGGGGCGGCTGAACACCAAGGGTCGCGCCGTGGCGTCCCGGTCGAAAACCGGTCGGGGCGTCGTGACCGCGCCGATCTTCCTGCTGGTACCGCAGGTCAAGCTGCCGAAGCGGCTGGACTTGGCACGGGACGCCCAGCGGGCGGTGGACGGCGTGCCGGGGCTGATTGTGGCGAACTGGGAAGGGAGACGACTGTTGTGAACCGGCCAGAATGGACCGAACTGTTGGTCGCTGGGGTCGCCAACCTTCTTGCCTTTTGTCTTCGTGGTTCGTGGAAGTCCAAATTTAGGGCTTGCAACACCAGATCAACTGAATGACGATCTCTGGAACACAAAATGCTGATTTGAGGGATGGTATGGGTAGCACTGGCTCTGGAAGCTTTTCAGACTATCCCGGCTCGCGCCCTAAAGAGGGAGGTCAAGGAGCTGGTGGTGGCGGCGCCAGTGGGGAAGATCGCTGCGCCCGGGCATTCTCCTGCGCCCTCGAAGAGGTTGAGCAGTGTGACTACTTTTCGGCAAACGGCGGCGTTCCTCCGGCCAACATGGCGCTATCCATCGAGCAACGCGGTAGGTTATTTGCAGTCGACGCGGGCGGCCAAACCGTGGGAGCGCTGCCTACCGGGTTCAACTACCTAGCAGACTGCATGGCTGCTGGTTTTACTTATGAGGGGCGCGTCAACTCCTCTAGATCGGCTCCAGTTGCATCTGTCAGCGTGGATTTTGCGCCGCGGATACCATGATCCGCAATCACGACCTTCTGGTGGTCGGCGAGGTCTACGTTGATTTCACCCTGCCCAAGGTGGGGGCAGAAAGTAAGTTACGGCTCGGTGGCATCGTTCACGCGGCCCGCGGGCTATGGGCAATAGACGCGAGCTTTTCTGTCGCCGCAGTATGCCCCGGCTATCTGGTCGATCAGGCACGCGCCTACCTCGAACGATTGGGGTGCAGCGAATTCATTTGGCTGGCAGAGGTCAAGGGCGCACCCAATGTGATGGCGATTGGTGACCCGACCGAACTCGCGGACCAAGCCTATCAAGACATCCTGAGAGGCGAAAAATCCGTCGGGTATCGCGGCGAAGCTGACGTTCTAAAGGCGTACAAAAACTGTCTGATCTTCCCTGGAAAATACGATCTCACAGTGCTGCGATCCCTACTTGCAGAGGATATTCAGGCAAGCTTCGATATCGCCTATGATCTTCCTGACCTTCAGTTGCTCTCATCGTTTAAAGGAAATCTTGTCTCCATAATTACTTCCACTTCGTCTCCGATGTTCCTGGAGAAAGCATCAGAGGATATGTCCAGCCTGCTGGACGATCTCCGCGAGCTGTCGCCGCAGGCGATACTGTTGAAAGAAAACCGCGGCGGCAGCCGCGTGTTCGATCTGCTCACCGATGACATAGACGAGGTTCCGGCGCTTCTCGGCGAAACAGTCAACTCAGTCGGTGTCGGTGATGTTTATTCAGCGATTTTCTCGTCTACGCTGGATGCGGGCGTTTTTGATGCCGGATGGAAGGCAGCACGCGCTGCCACCTGCTACGCCCACACGACCTACCCGGATGACTTCAAAAGAGATGTTCAGCGCAGCTTGGCGCTCTCCGTCGATCAGATGCGCGGCCTAGGCGGCACGGTTCTGCCCTGGCACGTAAGACCAGCCTTTCAGATATACTTCGCTGCTCCCGATTTTTCCTACATCGACCGGACGCACCTCGAAGAGGCACTTCGGGCGCTCGCTTACCATAATTTTCGGCTCCGCAGACCAGTACAAGAGAACGGAGAGCTAAATCCGCAAAGCTCGATGCATGAGATGCGTGCCGCATATCTGGGTGATTTAGGCCTTCTTGATGAGTGTGATCTTGTTTTCGCACTGCCTCTCGGGCGCGATCCAGGCACACTCGTTGAAATCGGACTGGCCCTCACCCTAAAGAAGCCAGTCATCACTTACGATCCCCTCAATGAAAATGCCAACACAATGGTCATTGCGGGTAGCACGGTCTATTCGGACAAGCTCGATAGCTGCCTGAACGGCCTCTTCGAAACCATGTCGAAACTGAGGGCGACGCGCCTATGAAACAGGCTGTTGTCATGGTCTCCGGTGGACTCGATTCGACGACGGTCTGCTATCTGCTGGTCAGCGAGGGGACGGAAGTTCATCCGATCTTCTTCGACTACGGACAACACTGTGCCGAGACCGAATGGGCGAAGGTACAGGAGGTCCTTCCGCAGGAAGCGATGCTGCCAGAGCGTCTGAATATCTCGGATATCTTCAGGGGCTCGCCATCACGGATGATCGTGGAGGCAGACCTTTGGAGGGAAGCCGTCTCTGATGATGACCTATACCTTCCGTACCGGACGATGCTGTTCTTCGCTGTGGCCGCGGCTCGTGCCCAGACGCTGAAAATCCTCAATGTGTATTCGGGCTTCATCAACAGCAATCATGCCAAGGAAATCGACTGCAGCACCGCCTTCATGAACGGTCTTGAAGAGCTTTCTCGTGGCGTCGGTGCTGTGCGTTTCCATGCTCCCTTCCGCGAGAAGACCAAAGCCGAAGTCGTTCGACAAGCGCTGCAGCTTGGCGTACCCATCGGCCGAACCTTCTCCTGTCAAGCCTCAAGTTCGTTTCCTTGCGGGGCCTGCCCAAACTGCGTAGAGCGGCTGAAAGCCTTGGCAGAAGCTGGCATTACGTGAATGGAAACAAGAAAAATGGCGGAACACCTGAACTACTCCGACGCCCTTTACGCAGCGAGGCGCGTTGCGGACCACGCTGTCCGGACAGGCATTCTGGCATCTCGCGCCTCATGTAGGCCGGTGTATCATCATATGGGTGCGGTACTTGCTGACTCGGTATTACAGGCCGGTCTGAATTACGCGAAAGTCGTGAAGCCCCGGATCGCTTCCATTCTGAGATCGTTTCCGCACGCCATTAGTATTGATATCTTGATCGGCGTGATCGAACAGGAAGGAAGTCCCAAATTCCTGCAATGGGAGCATAGGGAAAAGGTTTCACGCTTTGATAATCTGATTGCCTTTATGGCCGAAGCTGAAATTCAGAGCACATGTGATCTCGGCAAGGCCTTGCGGGACGAAAGCTTTCGAGTGGATATCCGGCGTGTGAGAGGAATCGGCCCAAAAACAGTCGATTACATGGCTTGCCTGGTTGGGGTAGATTGCATAGCGGTTGACCGTCATATCCGGGGGTTTGCTGAGGTCGCAGGATTGGAAGACGATAGCTACGATTATCTGCGTGAAGTGTTCAGCTTTGCAGCGGACCTCTTGGCTATCTCTCGGCGTGAATTTGATGCGAGTATCTGGCGCTATCAGTCAGAACAAAACACTCGACAGCTTTCGCTCGCGTTCATGCAATAGCCCTCAGTGGTTTTGCGTGACTAAGATCGCTGTTGGGGTCAAAACGACCTCAACCTTCGGAAATCAGTATGCCCACGCCCCGTGAAACCATCCTCGCCGCGCTGCACGCGCGGCTTTCGGCATTGCCCGCCGCCGTCCTGCGCGGTGAGGTTCTGCCCGAGCGCGTACCCGCTGCCGGCCTCCTGATCCTGCGCGATGGTGAGCCGGGGGAGCCTGAGGTGACGCTGTCGCCGCTGCGCTACCACTACCAGCACCGCGGCGAGATCGAGGCGGTTGTTCAGGGCGCTGCCCGTGACACTGCCTTCGACACCCTCTGCGCCAGCATCGGCGCGGCGATTGCTGCCGACCGCACGCTGGGCGGCCTTTGCGATTGGGTCGAGGCTGAAGCGCCGCGTCCGGTCGATCTGGCCGTCGACGGCGCCGCCAGCCTGAAGGCGGCGGTGATCCCGGTCATCCTTCACTATTCCACGGCCGATCCGCTGGCCTGACCCCGCACACCAAAGGAGAACACGATGGCACGAGCCCATGGGGCGCGGGCGCAAATGGCGCTTGCGTTCGAATCCGTCTATGGCACCGCGCCCGCCACGGGCTTCCGGACGGTGCCCTTTGCCAGCACCACGCTCGGCTCCGAACAACCTCTGATCGCCTCGGAGTTGCTGGGCCAGGGGCGGGACCCTCTGGCTCCGATCAAGGATGCGGTCACCGCCGACGGCGATGTCGTCGTACCGATCGACGTCGAGAACCTTGGCCTCTGGCTGAAGGCGGCTTTCGGCGCGCCTGTCACCTCCGGCACCACGCCCAAGACCCATACCTTCCAGTCCGGCAACTGGACACTGCCGAGCATGGCCATCGAGACGGCGATGCCCGAGGTGCCGCGCTATGCGATGTATACGGGCTGCGTCTGCGATCAGCTTTCGTGGCAGATGGCGCGGTCGGGGCTGCTGACGGCGACAGTGCGTCTGGTGGCGCAGGGCGAGAGTGTCGCAGCGGCCACGGCCGCTGGCACGCCCACCTCGCTGGCGCTGCAACGGTTCGGCCATTTCAACGGGGCGATCACGCGCAACGGCTCGCCGCTTGGGAATGTCATCTCGGCCGAAGTGACCTATTCCAACGGCCTTGACCGGATCGAGACCATCCGCTCGGACGGCCGGATCGAAGGGGCCGACCCGGGCATGGCCGCGCTGACCGGCCGGGTGGAGGTCCGTTTCGCCGACAGCACGTTGATCACGCAGGCCATCGACGGCACGCCGTGCGAGTTGGTCTTCGCCTGGAGCCTCGGGGCAAACGCCAGTTTCACCTTCACTGCCCATGCCGTCTACCTGCCGCGCCCCCGGATCGAGATCCCAGGCCCGCAGGGCATCCAGGCCACCTTCGACTGGCAGGCGGCCAAGGCCGTCAGCCCCGCGCGCATGTGCACCGCCGTCCTCGTCAACACCGTTGTGAGTTACTGACCATGATCAGACTGAACCTGACTGCCGCGCCCGCGTGGCTGACCCTCGCACCCGGCCTTCGGCTGCAGGTCGCGCCGCTGACCACCGCCCTGATGGTATCGGCCCGTGCCGACCCGACCATCGAAGCCCTGCCGGACACCGCCACGCAGGAGGAACTGGCCCTTGCCATGGCCAAAGCAGTCGCCCGGCGCGCGGTACTGGATTGGGAAGGCGTCGGCGACGACGCGGGCGATGCCGTGCCCGTTTCGCCGGAAGGCATCGACGCTCTCTTGGAAATCTGGCCGGTCTTCGAGGCCTTCCAGACCCAGTATGTCGCCAAAGGCCTGATCCTGGATGCGGAAAAAAACGTCTCCGCGCCCTTGCCGAATGGTCCTTCGGCGGGGGCGATCGCTACTGCGCGGCCTGCACGGGGCGCTGCCCTGACTGCCCCGCAAGACTGAACCGGCCTCAGACGGAACAGGGCTGGCAGGTCTGGGACCTGGTCGGCCGCCTTGGCGGGCAACTGCGCGTGATCCCCGGCGCGGTGCTCGGCTGGGACATGGGCGCGGCCTTGGCGATGGCCAATGCCCTCGGGATCGAACCCCTGATCGTCGCCGAACTGCTGCCAGAGATCGAGGCGGTGATGGTGCGCAAGCTGAATGAACAGATCGGAGACTGCCATGGCTGAGAAAAGGGTCAGTGTCCGCTTGGTCGCAGAAGGTGGCCGCCAGGTCCGTGCCGAACTGGAAGGCATCGGCGAGGCTGGCACGCGCGGGTTTGGCCGCCTGTCCTCCGAAATGGAACTGGCCAATGCCCGGCTCGGCAGCTTCGCCCGCAAAGCCGGGATTGCGCTGGCGGCGGTTACCGCAGCTGCTGCCGCTGTTGGCGTGGCAATGGTGCGGTCCGGCCTCGACGTGATCGGCGCGCAGGCGGACATGGCTGCTTCGCTTAGGACGACGGTCGAGAGCTTGCAGGTGCTGACGTGGGCCGGGGAACTGGCCGGGGTTTCGATGGGCGAGATCGAACAGGCCACCAAGAAGCTAACCACGCGGCTGTCGGAAGTGGTGGCTGGGTCCGGATCGGCCGTTGGTGCCTTGCAACGGCTGAACCTGACGGCCGCCCAATTGCAGGCGCTGCCGCTCGACCAGCGCATCGTCGCCATCCAGGAGGCACTGACCCAGTTCGTGCCCGAGGCCGAACGCGCCGCCGTGGCGTCCGACCTGTTTGGCGACCGCGCTGCACTGGCCTTTCTGCGAATCGACGCCGCCACCTTGCGAGAGGCGGCGCAGGACGTGCAGGATTTCGGGGTCGCGGTCAGCGCGGCTGATGCTGTTCAGATCGAACGCACCGGCGATGCCATCGCCAAGTTGAGCCTGATCTGGCTGGGTCTGACCAACCGTCTGACCGCCGCCGTCGCCCCGGCGCTGGAAACGGTGGCGAACGCACTGGCCGACATGGCACGCGGCACCGGGCCCATCGGCGGTGCGATCACTGCCGTCTTCGACAACCTTGCACGGCTTGCCACCTATGCTGCAACCTTCGCCGCCTTCATGGCCGGGCGCTGGGTGGCCGGGCTGGCCGTTGCAGCCCTGTCGGTGCGTGGCGTCGCCACCGCGTTGGTCTTCCTGCGCGGTGCGCTGATCCGCACCGGCATCGGCGCGCTGATCGTTGGCGCAGGCGAACTGGTCTATCAATTCTCGCAGCTTGTCACCCGGGTTGGCGGAGTGGGCGAAGCCTTTCGCCTGCTGAGCGACCTGGCGTCCGAAGTCTGGTCCCGCATCGGTCTGTCACTCGATGCGGCCTTTGCCAATATGGCCGCTGGCTGGGAAGGATTGAAAGCGGCCGCACTATCAGCATTGGAAGGCACAATCGCGGGCGTGGTCAGTTTCGGGGACCGGACGGCTGCGATTTTCCAAGGCGCTTATGATGCGGCCGTCGCGATCTGGGGCAGTCTGCCCGGCGCCATCGGCGATTTCGCCTTCCAGGCTGCGAACGGGCTGATCTCTGGCGTCGAGGCGATGCTGAACGGCGTCGTCACCCGGATCAACAATTTCATCAACGGGCTAAACGCGGCCTTGGAGCTGCTGCCGGACTGGGCGGTCGGCGAAGGTGGGGTGCGGATCGGCACGCTGGACCCTGTTGAACTGGCGCGGATCGGCAATCCTTTTGAGGGCGCGGCGACTGCTGCCGGGGCCGCCGCAGCGGATGCCTTCTCAGCCGCGCTGTCCCGGACCTATCTCGAGCCACCCGACCTCGGGCTTGGCGGGATGGCAGACGACGCGCGTGGCCGGGCTGACGGTTACCGCGAAGCAGCAGGCATGCTGGCCGATGCTGCGGGTCGTCCGCTGGCCAGTTGGCAGGCGCTGCGCAACGCGGCGACCGGCACCGGATCGGATGCCGAAACGGCGTTGGCAGAAGCCGCCCGTTCGGCGGATGCCCTGAACACCGAACTGGGCGACACTGCAGCCGCTGCCGGGAGTGCTGGTGCGGCTGCGCGCGACGCCGGGGCTGAAGCAGCCGCAGGGGCCGACCAGGCCGCAACTGGCTGGGGCGCGGTGACTGCGGCACTCGCCGACTATGCTGCCAAGGCGCGCAACATCGGCGGTGATATCGGCCAGGCGCTGGTCGGGGCCTTCACCTCGGCCGAGAATGCAGTGGGCGAGTTCGTCAAGACCGGCAAGCTCGACTTCCGCGATCTGGTCACGTCGATGATCGCGGATCTGGCCAAGCTGGCGGCGCGGACATTTATCCTCGGGCCGATTGCCAACGCCCTGTCGGGAGCGCTCGGCGGCGCGGGCGGGATCTTCGCCAACATCCTCCACGCGGGTGGCATGGTCGGATCGCCTGGCCCGGGCCGCATGTTTCCCGCGCTGGCCTTTGCCAATGCCCCGCGCATGCACGCGGGCGGATGGGCCGGGATCAAGCCCGACGAAGTTCCGGCGATCCTTCAGAAGGGCGAGCGTGTGCTCTCCCGCCGGGAAGCAGCGGGCTACGGCCAAACCAGCGCGCCTGCGGTCAACGTCACAATCATGGCCCGCGATGCCGAAAGCTTCCGCCAATCGCGCACGCAGGTGGCGAGCGACATTGCCCGTGCTGTGTCGCTAGGGCGGAGGGGCATGTGATGGCATTCAATGAAGTCAGGTTTCCCGACAACATCAGCCGCGGGGCGCGCGGGGGGCCGGAGCGGCGCACGCAAGTGGTCGAACTTGCCTCTGGCGACGAGGAGCGCAACGCCAGCTGGGCCAACTCCCGCCGCCGCTATGATGTCGCCTACGGCATCCGCCGCGCTGACGATCTTGCGGCGGTCGTCGCGTTCTTCGAAGCGCGCAACGGCCGCCTGCACGGCTTTCGCTACAAGGATTGGGCGGATTACAAATCCTGCCTGCCGTCGCAGGCGATAGCCCCGACCGACCAGCCCATCGGCACCGGCAATGGCGCGGTCACCACCTTCGCCCTGCTGAAGCGCTACACCTCCGGCGCACAAAGCTGGACCCGTGCCATCGCCAAGCCGGTAGCAGGGGCCGTCCGCATCGCCCTGAACGGCGTTGAGCAGATGACCGGCTGGAGCGTCAATACCACCACCGGCAGTGTCACCTTCACCACCGCCCCCGGTGCGGGCGTCGCAATCACGGCAGGCTTCGAATTCGACGTCCCCGTCCGTTTCGACACCGACATGCTCGACGTCACCCACGATCTCGAGCAGCTGGGGTCGATCACATCCATTCCGCTGCTGGAGATCCGGCGATGAACGAAGAAACTGGCTTTGTCGCCGCCGCCTTGCGCGATCTGGCAACTTCCACCGCAGTCATCCTGGCCGCCTGGGGCGCGCTAGGTGGGGCTACGAACGCCCTGACCACGCGGATGCGGCTGCGCGATGCCCTGCGCCACATCCTGCTCGGCGGTCTGATCGCGGCCGGAATGGGCAGCCTGTCCATGGCGGTCATCACCGCATGGCTCGGCCTGCCATCGCAAGCGATCCCGGCCGGGGGTGCGGCGGGCTCAGCCGCCTATCTCGTCGGCGTCTTCGGTCCCGCCTTCATCGAAGTCGTGCTCGCCCGTCTGCGCAGCGGCAAGGGGGGCACCCCCGATGCATGAACTGATTCGTCTCGCGCGCGTCCTCCGCTGCGACGCCGCCGATCCCGGCCAGACCTTCAGCCATCGCCTGCGCATCGGCCTTCTGGTCGCCGCGCTGATCCTGATCCTTTCCTCCATCTTCGGGTGATCCCATGCACATGACCGACCGGGGCCTGCTGGCCCTTGTCCGGCACGAAGGACTCGTGCCCGGACCCTATCTCGATGTGAAGAACGTCTGGACCTTCGGCATCGGCCACACTGCCTCGGCAGGGCCTCCCGATCCGGCACGGATGCCGCGCGGCATGCCCGTCGATCTCGACGCCGGGATCCGCGAGGCGTTCCGGCTCTTCCGCAGCGACATCGTGGCCTACGAGGCCGAGGTGCTGCGCGCGGTGACGGTGCCGCTGGAACCGCACGAGTTCGATGCGCTGGTCAGTTTCCACTACAACACAGGCGGCATCGCCAAGGCTTCGCTGACCCGCCATCTGAACGCGGGTAACCGCGCCGCAACCGCGCAGGGTTTCATGGGCTGGCTCCGGCCCGCCGCAATCCGCACGCGTCGCGAGGCCGAGCGCGATCTGTTCCGCGATGGCCGCTATCCGACCGGCACTATCCCGGTCTGGTCGGTCGACCGCAACGGACGGGTGGATTTCTCGCGGCCGATCCGGCGAATGACCGAGACCGAGGCGCTGACCCTGCTGCGCCCAACGGGTCAGCCGGTGCCGCCGACCGTGCCACTGCCTGAGCCTACGGAATCGCCAGGCTCCCCGTCGTGGTGGCAGCGGCTGGTGGAGTTTCTCACTGGAAAGGCAACATCATGAACTGGAACCTCGCACGCGGGCTGGTCTATCTGGCTTGTCTTGCCGCCTCCGGGCTGGCCATGGCCGGGCTTGCGGATTTCGATCTGATGACCGGCAGCTTCGATCTGCGTCCCTTCAACCTCTACGCCCTGACCGGCACGGTCGGGGGCGTGGTTTCCTCGGCGCTGGCCTCGGTGGCCCTGTGGCGCGGTTGGGGGCGGAAGTGAAGGCTCTCCCGCCCGCACTTCAGGCCCATCTCGACGAGGGCACGACGACGCTGGCCTGGTGCTGGCGGATCGTGCGGGCCGATGGGGTGACGCTTGGCTTCACCGATCACGACCGACCCCTGACGTTCGACGGCACCGATTTCGAGCCGGAGAGCGGCTTAGCGGCCTCCGAGGTGCGCTCGGGATCCGACCTCTCCGTGGATGCGCAGGATGCCCAAGGCGTGCTGTCATCCGACCGGATCACCGAGACAGACATCCTTGACGGTCGCTGGGACAATGCGGCGGTCGAGGTCTGGCGCGTGAACTGGGCCGCGACCTCCCAGCGCCTGCTGATGCGGCGCGGGGCCATTGGCCAAATCCGGCGCGGGCGGCTGGCATTCGTGGCCGAGGTGCGATCACTGGCCCATGTGCTGGGCCAGACGGTCGGCAGAACGTTTCAGGCGAGCTGCGATGCCGCCCTTGGCGATACGCGCTGCGGGGTCAATCTCGAGGCACCGGCGTTTAAGGGCACCGGCGCGATCATCGACATGCTGCGCGACCGCGCCTTTACCGCCTCTGGTCTCGGAAGTTTTACCTCAGGCTGGTTCACCTTTGGCACGCTCGACTGGACCAGCGGGGCCAATGCCGGGCGGCGGGCCGAGGTGTTGGCGCACGACCTCGTCGACGGCGTCGCCATCCTGACCTTGCTGGAAGCCCCGGTGCGCGCCATCGCCGGGTCGGCCACCTTCACCATCCGCGCCGGGTGCGACAAGCGCATCGCGACCTGCGGCACGAAGTTCGCTAATGTCGCCAACTTCCGGGGCTTTCCCAATATCCCCGGCCAGGATGCGGTCCTGCGCTATGCCAGCACCGATGGCGGCCACGAGGGGGCGGTGCTGTGACAGCGGCCGATCCCGACACCGTCATCGCCGTCGCCCGGTTCTGGATGGGAACGCCGTACCACGACCAAGCCAGCCTGAAGGGCGTCGGCTGTGATTGCCTCGGTCTGGCGCGCGGTGTCTGGCGCGAAGTCGTGGGGCCCGAGCCTTTCCCGATCCCGCCTTACAGCCGGGACTGGGGCGAAAGCGGCCCGCGCGAAGTGCTGGCCGATGGCGCGCGCCGCATGATGCCGGAAATCGCACCCGAAGTTGCACCCCCCGGTGCGCTGATCCTGTTCCGCATGATGCCGCGCGCCATCGCCAAGCATGTCGGCATTCTGACCGGTCCCGACACCTTCCTCCATGCCTATGAGCGGCTGGGCGTGATCGAGGAACCGCTGACCCCAATGTGGCAACGCCGCATCGCCTTCGCCTTCCTCTTTCCCCAGCTCTGAGAGTTTCCCATGGCCACGCTCGTCCTCGGCGCTGTCGGCACTGCCATCGGCGGGGCCTTTGGCGGTGCGATCCTCGGCTTTTCCGGCGCGGCCATCGGTGGGTTCATCGGCTCGACCGTGGGCTCTGTGGTCGACAGCTGGATCGTGTCGTCGCTGGCCCCGGCCCAGCGGATCGAAGGCGCGCGGCTCGACACGCTGCGCATCACCTCGGCCACCGAAGGGGCGGTGATCCCGCGGCTTTACGGCCGGATGCGCATCGGCGGCAACATCATCTGGGCCACTGACTTCCGCGAGGAAACCAAGACCACCACCCAAGGCGGCGGCAAGGGCGGCGGTGGCGGCAAGGTCAAGACCACCGAATACCTTTACTATGCCAGCTTTGCCGTGGCGCTGTGCGAAGGCCCGATCACCGGGATCGGTCGCGTCTGGGCGGATGGCAAGGCGATGGACATGACCGGCGTGACCTGGCGCTGGTATCCCGGCAACGAGGTGCAGACCGCCGATCCATTCATTGCGGCCAAGATGGGCGCGGCCAACACGCCTGCCTATCGCGGCACGGCCCATGTCGTGTTCGAGGATCTGGCGCTGGCCACCTTTGGCAACCGCCTGCCGCAACTGTCGTTCGAGGTCTTCCGTCCGCTGGCCGATCCCGACACCGCAGAAGGCCTGACTCGTGCCGTCACTCTGATCCCGGCCTCGGGCGAGTTCACCTATGCCACCGACACCATCCGCAAGGGCAGCGGTGGTGCCACTGTCGCCGAGAACCTGAACGCGCTGCCCGATCAGCCCGACATCGTGGTGGCGCTGGACCGGCTGCAGGCCATGGCCCCGGCGGTCGAGAGCGTCAGCCTCGTCGTGGCCTGGTTCGGCAACGACCTGCGCGCGGGATCCTGCAAGGTGAAGCCGGGTGTCGAGGTTGCGTCCAAGGCCACCACGCCCGCAAACTGGTCGGTGAATGGCGTCAGTCGCGCCAGCGCGCATCTCGTCAGCCGCGACGCTGAGGATCGGCCGGTCTATGGCGGTACGCCTGCGGATTTCGCGGTGGTGCAGGCGATCCAGGAGATGAAGGCGCGCGGGCTGCGCGTCACCTTCTATCCCTTCCTGCTGATGGATGTGCCCCCCGGCAACACCCTGCCGAACCCCTACAGCGCCAACGCCGCAACGACGGGCCAGCCCGCCTTCCCGTGGCGGGGGCGGATCACCTGTTCTCCGGCAGCGGGTTTTGCTGGATCGGTGGACAAGACCGGCACGGCGGCCACGCAAGTGTCGGCGCTGTTCGGGGCCGCGACGGCAGGCAACTTCAGCGTCAGCGGCGAGAACGTCGCCTTCACCGGCTCGCCCAGCGACTGGGGCCTGCGCCGCATGGTGCTGCACTACGCGCACCTTTGCGCGGCAGCGGGCGGGGTCGATGCCTTCCTGATCGGAACAGAGATGCCAGGCCTGACCACCATCCGGTCAGCGGCCAGCACTTATCCTGCCGTCACCGCCTTGAAGACCCTCGCGGCCGACGTGAGCAGCATCCTCGGGGCAGGCACAAAGATCGGCTATGCCGCCGACTGGTCCGAGTATTTCGGCCACCATCCGCAGGACGGCAGCGGTGATGTCTATTTTCATCTCGATCCGCTGTGGTCGGATGCCAACATCGATTTCGTGGGCATCGACAACTACCTGCCGCTGTCCGACTGGCGGGATGGCTTCGATCATGCAGATGCGCTCGAAGGCTGGCCTGCGATTTACGACCGCGCCTATTTGCAGGCGAACATCGCGGGCGGTGAAGGGTTCGACTGGTTCTATGCCAGCGCCGCCGACCGCTCCGCGCAAATCCGCACGCCGATCACCGATGGCGCGGCAAGCAAGCCGTGGGTCTTTCGCCCCAAGGACATCAGTGCCTGGTGGACGAACCCGCATTTCAACCGGCCGGGCGGGGTGGAGAGCGGCTTGGCCACCGCATGGGTGCCCCAATCGAAACCGATCCGCTTTACCGAGCTGGGCTGCCCTGCCATCGACCGGGGCACCAACCAGCCGAACGTCTTTTTCGACCCGAAGTCCTCCGAGAGCTTCACGCCGTATTTCTCGCGGGGCTGGCGGGATGATGCGATCCAGCGGGCCTATCTCGAGGCGAGCTACCTGCATTGGGACGACCCGGCCAACAACCCGATTTCCAGCATCTATGGCGACCGCATGGTGCACGTGCCGGAATGTGCTGCCTGGACCTGGGACGCGCGGCCCTATCCGTTCTTTCCCGAACTCACCGATGTCTGGACCGATGGCCCGAACTGGCGGCTGGGCCACTGGCTGACCGGGCGTCTGGGGGCGGTGTCGCTGGCGGCGCTGGTCCGCCATCTCTGCCTGCGCGCTGGCATGCCGGAAGCCGTGATCGACGTCACCGGCCTCTGGGGCGCGGTCGAGGGCTATGCCATCGCAGCACTTGAAGCGCCGCGCTCCTCGATCAGCACGCTGGCGCGACATTTCGGCTTCGATGCGATCGAGACGGAAGGCATGGTCCGCTTTGTCATGCGCGGGCGGGCGTCAATTCTGACCTTGGCGCATGACGACCTCGTGGCATCGCGCGAGGGCGAGGCACTGGAACTGGTCCGCGCGCAAGAAACCGAACTGCCGCAGGCGCTGAAATGGCAGGTGGCGCGAGCCGACGAGGATTACGATGCAGCCCTTGTCGAAGCCCGCCGTATCACCGTCGACACCACCCGCATCGCGTCCGAGTCCTTCCCGATGGCAATCCCGCCCGAGGAGGCTGAACGCCGCTGCCGCCGCGCGCTGATGGAAGCCTGGATCGGCCGCGAAAGCGCCACCTTCCGTCTGCCGCCGTCACAGCTGGCGCTGGACCCCGCCGATGTGATCCGGCTGGTCCATGACAGCCGCGAGATCGAGTTGCGCCTTGTGTCCATCGCCGATTCCGATGGCCGGGGAGTTGAGGCTGTCCGCCAGGACCGCGCAGTTTATGACCTGCCGCCCGGCGATCCGCGACCGGCTTCGCTGACCCGGTCCGTGGTCTTCGGCGCACCGGATGTGGTGCTGCTCGACCTGCCGCAGCTCTCCGAGGACCAGCCCGCGCATCGGCCGATGGTCGCCGCCCATGCTGTTCCCTGGCCGGGCGAGATGGCGGTGTTCCGCAGCCCCTCGTCGGATGGGTTCAACTTGCTGACCACCTTTGGCAGTCGCGCCCGGATCGGCACGCTGGTGTCGGACTTCTATCCGGGCCCGACCTCGCGCTTCGATCTCGGCAATGCGCTGGTCGTCGACCTCGTCTCCGGCACGCTGGAAAGCGTCACCGATCTGACCCTGTTCGGCGGCGCCAATGCACTGGCGGTGGAAAGCGCGCCCGGCATCTGGGAGATCGTGCAGGCGGGTGTCGCCGAACTGATCGCCACTGGGCGCTATCGCCTGACCCGCCTCCTGCGCGGCCAGCGCGGCACCGAAGCCGTGATGGGCAATCCGACCCCGGCCGGGGCACGCGTGGCGGTCCTGGACTCTGCCTTGGCCCCGCTGCCCATTGCCGAGGCCGATCTCGGTCTGCCGTGGAACTGGCGCATCGGCCCTGCGGCGCGGTCCGTCAGCGACGTCAGCTACACCGCGCTGGCCTTCACGCCAGCCGGTCGCGGCCTCGTGCCCTTCGCCCCGGTGCATGTCGCGCAGCCGTGGCGCACGGCGCGCAGCCCGGGCGATCTGACGATCCGCTGGACGCGCCGGTCGCGCGCACTGGTGGCCGATGCCTGGGAACAGGTCGAGGTGCCGCTGGCCGAGGACCTGGAAAGCTACGACGTCCAGATCCTCGACGGGGCTGTCGTCAAGCGGACGCTGACCAGCAGCACGACCTCCATCCTCTACACCGCTGCCCAGCAGACCGCCGACTGGGGTGCGCCGTTCAGCCCCGGCCAGACACTGGCGATCCGCATCTGCCAACTCTCGAACCGCCTCGGTCGCGGCGATCCCGCCACCGTCACCCTCCAGTTCTGAAGGCCCGACATGTCCGACACCTCCACCCACCTTGGCCTGCCATACCTGCTGGCGGCCCAAGCCCAGAAGCATGTCACCCATAACGAGGCCCTGCGCCTGCTCGATGCCATGGTGCAGCTGTCGGTCCTCGACCGCACGCGCACCACGCCGCCCGCCAGCCCCGCAGATGGCGATCGGCACCTTGTGGCATCGGGCGCGACGGGCCTCTGGGCCGGGTGGGATCTGAACGTGGCCTTCTGGGTCGATGGCTCCTGGCTGCGCCTCGTGCCACGTCCCGGCTGGCTGGTGTGGATCGCGGCGGAACAGGCATTCGTGGTCTGGAATGGCAGCGCTTGGGATCCGGTCGGCGTGCCGCAGGATGTGTCCGATGCGATCTTCAGCCTCGTCAACGACGCCGATCCGACGAAGAAGGCGCTGTTTTCGCTGTCGGGGATCACCACCGGAACAACCCGAACCTTCACACTGCCGAACACCTCGTCGGAACTGGCGATCCTCGCGGGTACGCAGACCTTCACCGGCAACAAGACCTTCTCCGGCACGCTGACCGCCTCAGGCACCGTCACGGTCTCGGCGGCATCGGCCAGCATCGGCACAGCGACGACGACGGCCACCTATGGCATGGGCACTGGGGCGACGACCACCGGCGTCACCAAGACCGTGAACCTCGGCACCGGCGGCGCATCCGGATCAACCACGGTCGTCAACATCGGCTCGGCCACGGCAGGGGCCGGGGGCACCACGGTCGTGAACACGCCCACAGTGACTTTCGCCAATGCGGTGACGCAGGTCGGCATGCCCCAGGCCAACCTGACCGCGCAGCTTCTCGGCCTCGGCGGGGCGACAGCCGACAGTTACAACCGGGTATCGGTCAACACCCCGGCGCTCCTGTTCAACAACGCAGGCGCCGGGGTCGAGGCCACGGTCAACAAGGCCGCCGCCGGGAACGACGCAGCTTTCGCCTTCAAGACCGGGTTTTCGGTGCGGGCGCTGATCGGCCTGCTGGGCAATGATGATTTCAGCTTCAAGGTCAGTCCGGATGGTTCAGCCTTCTTCGATGCCTTGAAGATCGACCGCACCAATGGCCAGGTGGAACTGCCGCAACCCACCATCCTGCCGGGCCTGAACGCCGCCCCATCCCCTCCGTCCATCGGCAAGGCGGCCGTTTATGCGCGCAACCGGGCGGGGGCACCGTGGATCGACGTCATGCGCCCCTCCGGCCGAGACTTCCCTCTCCAGCCTCATTTCGGGGTCAACCGGATCGCCAACTGGTCGCCCTCTGTCACCACCACGATCACCACCGAAGGCCTGCCGATCACCTCGGTCGGAACGGTTTCACACCCGACCCTCGCGGCAACCAACCTGGCCGCCAGTATGCGGCGCTGGCGCCTGACTTCGGCTGCGGTGGTGGACTCGGCGGCCGAACAGCGTTCTGCGGGTTGGGCCTGCTGGCGCGGCAATGCGGCGGGACTGGGCGGCTGGACCTTCGTGACGCGGATTTCGCTGACGACGCTGCAGGCAACCGGCATGGGCTTCTTCGGGCTTTACGGATCGACCGCCGCGCTCGCCACCACGCTGGCGCTGGCCGCCGCCATCAACTGCATCGGCATCGGCTTCCAGCGCGGCACCCACACCCGCTGGCAGCTGGTCGCAAACGACGGCACCGGCGCGCCGACGTTGACGGACATGGGGGCGAGTTTCGGCATCGCGACGGGTGGGGTGCTGACCCTCTACATCGCGGCACCGCCCAATGGCAGCTCGGTCTGGGTTCGGGTGGTCGACGAGGTTTCCGGCGCAGTCTTCGAGCAGGAGATCACAACCGATCTGCCGGCCAACACTCAGTTCCTGTCGCCGCGGCTGTTCATGAACAACGGCGCAACTGCTGCGGCGGTCGCGTACGACTGCTCGGGGGTCTACGTGGAGACGGACTTCTGA